TAGGAAACCGTGTACGTGGAGCCGGTTGCCGGTTCAGCCCCGGAAGGAGACCAGTCTACGGTGTCGCCAGTTCGCTTGAAGTCCGTGCCCTCGGCGTAGGTGGTGGAGCCCTGCACGACGCTTACGATGGAACGCACGGAAGTCTCGGAAAGGGCATCGGCGCAGCCTGTATAACTGCCATGAACGACAGTCTCTGTCTTCTCGAGAGTCACACGGAGGGCAGTGATGGAGCGGATGGGAGGATGAGCTACGGTGATGCGTTGGGTGGCAGATCCGTCAGCCACGATGGCTTCTGTATCGATAAGGCGGAGGTCCGGCTCTGCGGCGTAGGTGAGGCGGCGCGAAGTTAGAAGCTCGACTCCGTAGCCGCAGACACGGCAGCGGCCTTCGGCCACAGTGTAAATCTGCGCTCCGCCCACATCATCAGCGGCCCTGACCGTCATGCCGGAGCAGACGTAGGTGCCGCCTCCGGTGCTGTCCCTGTCGTACCTGGCGATGCCCTGAGTGACGCTGTCGAGGTCAGGAGGTGTCTCCTTGGCTCGCACGACGCCGTCATCGATGGTGTAGATGGGATAGAAGGACCCTGTGCCTCCGTCTCCGTCGTAAGACCATACGGCCTGCACCCTGCGGCGCCAGGCGCCAGGCTCTCCCTGTCCCCTTGAGCCCACGGCCGGATTAAGGAGCCCAGCGTCTTCCGCTTCAGACACAATCGTCTCCCTGAGACGGATTCCTATGGAGAACGTCCCCTGTGTGGGGATGGTGAACGCTGAGGCCGGCACGGAGTAGACCGTACCGGCAATGTAGACCTGGCCAGCCTCAGCCGTCACGGAACCAGATGAGGCGTCTACAGATATCTGGGCATCCTTAATGATATCGCCATCGGAAAAGATGGCGTCGCCTATGCCGCGAACGTGTGCGGCGGTTATGCTCTCGAGCTCGTTGATCTCTGATGCCTGGGTTCCGTACCCATCACGGAAGAGGATCTCGCGATATTCCTTGCTGGTATCGTAGCGGTTCCAGTAGTTGTCGATGTTTTTTCCATTAGGGGTCTGCATGTATTTTCCTCCGCTAGATAGGCAGGACAAATTCGACGGTCTGCCTGACGGAAGGCGATCTTGCTATGGCCGGTGTGAGGATTTCAGCCGCAACGAGCAGGCCAGGATCGGATATTTCATCGGGAGAGAAGTAGC